TTACCAGCCGCCGAATACAATGCGATGCTGAAGAAACTTGCGGACCAGAATCCGCCGCCGCAATCGTGGTACGACGGGACACCAGAATTCTGCGTAATGTGCGGCGTGCATTCTGTTGTGCCTGGAATCGGAGCGACACTCATCAATGTTTGTTGGAGCATTGCGGACTTGAGGCCGCTGAGGTACTCGATGGTGATACAGATAGCGGCACCAACGGTGATTTGATAATGTGGAATGAGCGAAATCGGAGGGTTTTTATAGCGACCCCTCCATCACTCCCTGAATCAGAGGTATCCACACCTCCAGAGATTTCTTCATAACGTAGATCCTTCCACCAATCCTAATAGCCTCAAGCCGGTAACGCAGCTTGGGGCTTTTTTTATTGGCGAGCCCTCGCGTACACCAGTTGCGAACAGTGTCGGGGCAGACGTGAATACCATGCTTCGCCAGCAGGCCCACGATCTCTTTGGGGGTCACCATCGTTGCATTCATCAGGGTCTCTGGGAGCGAGTACCGGTAAAACCGACAAAGCCGAACAAACCGAAATCAACATGTTTGTATGGGAATCAGCGTTGTGAGTCCAGACACAGTTCGATCTCATGCACTTGTCAATTGTTTCCCCCAGACAAGGTAACGTTCAATGGCTGACTTCGTAACCCCTGCCGTACCCTCGTTCGCTGACCTCCAAACTGCAGCAACGACACCACCTAATACACTGAATGCTCCGTCTGGGGGAGCGACTCAACCCGCCGTCCCGGCTTCACAGCCGGGCGGTGGGGGTCCTCCAGTCCAAAGAACTTATCTGGATGAACTTGAACGGGCTGGTCGAGTCAACGCCGGTCAGTTCAACAACGACAGAGACCTGATCGAAGCTCTTTACGGAACTGCTGAGACCCTGGCGAACCAGGTTGAGCAGTACGAAAAGACAGCTTCTGTCAAACCGGAAACACCTCCACCACAGACAGCCCCGGCGGCTCCTGCGGCGGACCTGACAAAGATGGCAACGGTCTTCCAGCAACAGGGCTGGTTGTCGCTGCAGAGTGGTCAGTGGGTTGCCTCAAACCCAATGGCTACTGAACTGGCTCAACAGTTGAACCGATCGGTGATGGAGGCTCAGGCCCGACAGGCTGAACTCGCTGACCCGGCGGCGTTTATCGGTAAGTATGGGGCAGACGTTTTCAAGCAACAGCTTGATCCGCTGCAACAAAGAGTTGATCAACTTACACGACAGAATCAAGAATTGCTGGAACAGTTCCAAGCGTCTGCTCCGAGAGTGGACAAGAACTGGGTCAGCGAGAACAAGGCCAAGCTCTACACAACGGACGCCTCTGGTAAGGAGGTCCCAACTCCGGCGTGCAAGGCGTATGGCGAAGCATGGGAGATGGCTCGCAGAGCCGGTCTCTCTCTGGACCAGATTCACACGTATGCTCTCTCGGTGGCGACCCCGCACCTGACACCTGAAACACCCTCTGTCGCACCTCCGGTTGAACCGTGGGCACAACAGGCTTTTGCGAACCCCAGAACTGATCCCAGCTTCAACGCACCGGGAACAGTGTTAAGTAACTCCGCTCCCGTGAGCGGCCCGTCCTTACCCCTTGGCAACGATGGGTATCCAACATTCAGTTCTCTTCAAGGTATGGGAATCCAGCCTCGTTAGAAGCGGAGTAGATCATGGCTCATTCTTTAGTTCCACCTTCAGTGTCCGGTCACATCAACAGCGTGCGTGACCTGGCACCTACGTTCTGGAAAGGTGTTTCGGACATGACGATCCGAAACTTCCTGACCTTCTACAACCTGCGTAAGTGGGGCTCACTCACTTTCAACGCCCGTGGTCACTCTCAGGTGTGGAACGCCCGAATCAAGCAGCCGACGATTCTGCCAGCGGTTGACAACCAACCGATCGAGTTCGTGAACTGGGATACTGACATCCAGTATTACCTGGGTCTCAAAGGTTACCGTGGCTCTGACTTCCTTCCGGAACAGGAGTATCTGCAGGCTCAGGGAGCCCCTGAGCAGATCTCCGATCGTTACACCCGCAAGAGCAAGGAACTTGCTCAGGCGACACAGGAACGCCTGTGTCATGCGTTCTACAAAGACGGGGCTGTCGCTGCGAACACGAACGACTTCACCGGCATCAAGACACCCCTGTCTTATGCCTCAGGTACAGTGGTTGCCGCTGACAAGGTGGCTCTGCCTGACGGGACATACGCAGGTCAGTCCTGTGTTCTCGGTAACCTCGGTGGAACGTGGACCGGCGATCAGGCTGTGTCCCCGAACGCTTCACTGGACAAGGACTGGCCTTTCGGTCAGGGTTCCAGCGAGTACGACGGGACGACGCCACTGATCGTCAACTACGCCTCAACGTCATGGGGCACCGGAGCCACTGACTGGGGCACGAACGCAGTACAAGCGGCCAGCTATGCTCAGTCAGCGATGCTGCATCGAGGTGGTCAGTCGATGGTTGGGGCCATGCCTCAGATCGTCATGGCCTCTGAAATGTTCCCAGAACTCAAAGAGAGCTTCCGGGAAAACAACCGCCAGATCATGCCGTTCCGCGACGGTGACCTTGGCTACCCAGGCGACACCATGATGGTAGACGGTTCCGTCTACTCAATGGACTACGCCATCCCAAGTGGTGAAGCCTATATGTACCTCCCACAGTACGTGGAAGCATTCTTCCTCCACAGCGACATCTACGGTGTCAAGGGTCCTGACTACAGTGTTCCGCACGTCGGGTTCCTGTACTACATCAGCACCTACGGCAACTTCAAGTTCCTTCCGAAATATCTGTGTCGATTCATCAGCAAGACATGATCTGACGACGCCGATTTGACCGGGGCTTCCCAGCCCCGGATTCTTTCTGATCAAATTCCTTGATGGGGTATACCATGACGATTACAAACCAAATGCGGCTCGGGACAACCGGTGTCGTATCCGACCTGAACATGCTGGGGCAGATCGGTGTGTTCCAGGACCAGGATCTCACGACCTATCCGGGTGCCCCAACGATCAACTCCGGTACTCCGGTTTACGCCCTCCTGGTGATGAATGACTCAGGTGGCACATTGCTGTCCGGTCTCGGGGTCACCTTCAAGTCAGCTTACATCGGTAAGCGGGTTGGTGCCTTGTCAGGGGCGAACGCGATCTGCGACGGAATCGTTGACCCAGCTCTCGGTGCCGGTATCACCGTGGCTGACCAGGCATACTTCTGGTTGATCATTCAGGGACCATGTGATGTGAAAGCATCTGCTGGTGCGATCACAGCCAACGCCGAAGTCCAGACAGCCGCAAACGGGTTGTTCACCGACGGCACCGCAGGCACCAACCCAATTGGTCACGTCGGTAAGGCAGTGACTGCGGCGGCTGCTGCTGCTCGATCTCGAATCTACTTCCGCTCGCCGTTTGCGGCTGTCAAGCCGTAATCGTTCTCCTCGATTGATAGAAAGAAGGTGATCGACCCTTATGGCAGAAGATGCTAAGTGCCAGCCTCCCGCTGGTATTCATTCCTCAACGAAGGTACAAAACGTTCGTCCGGGAAATCCGATTCAGACCACACAGACGCCAAACACTCAGAAATGAGCTGATGGTAAACCAGAACGACATAAGGCAGACAGGCGACCCCTGCCTGCCTTTTTCTTTGGTATTTCCGGGACGCATGATCTGTCGGATATGCAACCTCCCGTTCTCCCCGGTCAACATTTCCCCCAGAGGTTTTTGTATGACATGCGAAGATGAATCAAAAGTAGCTGGAACAATCGCTGTCCTGGCAACCAAGGTGCCTCAGCGTGGCTTCAACGACGCGATAGCAGACGTTCGAAAGAAGGGCCGACCACTCACGCTGGACATCTCTGAGGGGGCAATGGATGGCCTTGGTGGAGCTGTTGAGGTTGGCCGGAGAATGGCTGAGGACCTTCGGCGGATGAGGGGAGAGGATCTGCCGGAAGAGGCCCGGATGTTCCACGACCCGGACTTCAAGATTATCAAAGGGATGTACGAGGCGATCATCCGGCTGTCTACGGAGCGGGACAAGCTCGTCGGTGATCAGGGAGATCCGCTCGATGGTGTCTCGGAAGAGGACCTGATGCAGATCGCGAGTACCGGGGCGTTGCTGCGAATCGAGGTTGACTCTGATTTCAGGAAGCAACTCCTGGCACTGATTGTGAAACTGGACCCACAGTCGATTCTGGATGTGTCGATGGAAGCACTGGATCTGGTTGACAAAGGACCGAGGGTGGAGGTGTTGAAAGATGGCAAGCCTGCTTGACTACCTCGGTTATGCCGGGAACATGCTCGACCTTCCGGGAAGTTCGTTACGGGACATCCTGAGCGGTCGCGATCCGTTTGATCAGTGGGCAACCCCGTTCTCCGGTGAGAACAGGGCCTCCGGTCGCGATGTGCTGAACCCGATCTTTGGTGCGAACAAAGAGACGGGTATGTCCGGTTGGCTGGACGACCCGTGGGAGGGTGTGAAAGATCTCGCTGGGTTTGGTCTGGAAGTGGTGGCAGACCCGTTGAACCTGATCCCGGCTGGTGCCCTGTCGAAGGTTTTGAAAGGGCGTAAAGCGGCGAGGGGTGTCAACACCGCGATCGATGCTGTAGCTGCGTCTCCGGCCAGAGCCCGGCTCGCCGCAGAACTCGCGAAAGGGTTTGGTGAAGAAGCTGCAGCACCCACGATGAAAGCTCTGGATGCTTTCGTGCTGAAGAACAAAATGAAGCCGGACGATGTCTACGGAAAGATGTCGGTTGGTGATGCAATCCAGAACCCCGTGTCTCTGGGAGAAGACAGTCTACTGCAACTCGTGTATCACGGAACCCCGCATACGTTTGAACCAGAACCAGGTTTTCCAAAAGGTCGTCCTCGACTCGATAAAATTGGAACAGGGGAGGGGGCACAGATCCGAGGTAGGGGCATCTACTTTGCAGAGTCAGACAAGCTGGGAGACTTGTACCGCAGGAACGTAGCATCAAAGCAACTTCACGAGAAGATGTTTGACCTGTATGACGAAGGGGATGCTCCCTTCGCAATCAACCAAGTGATGGAAAACCTTGATCACTTCACCCCTTCAGAACAGAAACTGTTGAAGAGTCTTGACGAACACGATTGGCTGGGGTTCGACTACCCACACCAAGCGATTCGTGAAGCCCTCAGCAGCAAAGTTGGGGACCGGTATGATGATATCGAGGGGTTGCTTGACGTAGCTAAAGAACATGGAAGTACGTACAAGCTGGATCTACCTGATAATGATATCGAGAAAATGCTCGACCAGGATGCCCTCTTGGTAAATCAACCGACTCATGTTCTAGACGCATTGAAAAAGGCCGGAGCCCACCCGGAGCTTGAGGCTTACATAAAGGAAGACAGGCGACTCGGTTTACAGGGACAGGACCTACTCGCCCGTAAATACAGAATGACCGACAACGGGGAGTACGGACCCAGATTCCAAGACCTCATGGAACAGATCGGAAAGAACGACATTGCACATCGGGCTCTAAAAAATAATAGGTCACCCGCACTAAAAGCTGCTGAGGTTTTGAAAAACATTGCAGACCTAGAACCCGGAGATCTCGCGTTACATAATCAATCGCGGCACATGAGAGGAAAGGAATTGACTGAGGTGCTTGAGAGGGCGATGGGGGCGGACGACACTGCTCGGTTTTTCACGAGCATTGGTATCCCCGGAGCCAAGTTCAAAGACGCGGTGTCCCGTAACGCCAACCCTCTGCAGCAGTTGACTGGAGGTAAGGAGATACCCAGCACCAGTAACTACACGGTGTGGGATCAGGATGTGCTGGATCGAACAGCGTTACTGGAGAGAAACGGTAATACGCTGTATCAGGGAGAGAACCCGATAACGAATACACCAGAGTTCAAGAACTGGTTCGGTGATTGGGAAGCTGATCCAGCCAACGCGAGTAAGGTGGTGGATGGCACGGGGAAACCGCTGAGAGTGTTTCACGGGACCGGGGCGGCTTTCGATGAGTTCTCTGCAAGTAAAGCTGGAAGCCGTGATTCAGGGTATTTCGGAAAGGGGTTTTATTTCTCCGATAAGCCTGTGTCTGCAGAAATGTATGCTGGGACGGGGGACTGGTTTACCCCTGCTCACAAGCCGAACATCAAACCGGTTTATCTGTCTCTTAAAAACCCCCTGATAACCAGTCCGGCTGGATTACAGAGGTACGGGTGGAAGGTTGGAGATGAGCTTACCAGTGCTATAAAAGCGGACGGGCATGACGGGGCTATTATTACACACGAAAGCGGATTGAAAGAATATCTCGCCTTCGATCCAACACAGATAAAGTCTACATTCAATCGGGGCACGTTTGACCCAGCGAACCCAAACCTTCTGGCTCAGAAGAACAGAGGCATGGTAACCTTCGGGGAAGACGGTTCTTCTCTGATCAACCCCATCAGCCCCGACTTCAGTACAGCCCCGCACGAGGTGTCTCACGTTATGCGGAGGATGCTGGGTGGAGAGCAGGCCGGTAAAGCGGCTGACATCTTCGGAGGTTCCTCCAGCGGATGGAGCCGTGAAGCGGAAGAATCTTTTGCTCAGGGTGCTGAAGCGTACTTCCAGAATGCGTCCACCTCAAGCCCCGGTATGCAGCAGTCACTGCAGCAGATGAACAGAGGGTTCGCTGGCGTTTACGACAACCCTATTCAGACCCGCGACGGCGGCACTGAGTTCTTCCGGGACATCCTCGGGATCACAGAGAACAGTTCTCCACTGGACAGGCAGAGGATACCAGGCATCGTGGGACCAGTTGCTGCGGGAGCCGCGTACAACGCTATTGCTCGATACAACCCCAGAGGCGGTGTTCAATGAACGAAGAGACCCGTGAACGAATAAGAGCATCCCTTGTCGGGCGTCGAGACCTGCAGCAAGGGCTCGCCGCTGCTGCCAAGGTTGCCAAGCAGAAGCTCAACGCACTGGACCTGTTCCGGCCAACGGACTATCAGGAAGACATCGTTACGTGTGATGCTTCGGAGATCCTGGTTCAGGGGGCACCACGATCAGGTAAGTCTGTCATCGTTGCCGCGATGATCGCAGCGTACCTGTTGAACAGACCGATCACGTTCGCAGATGGAACCACTCATAACATCCGAGAGCCAGCGTGGGCCAACCGACCAGTGATCACATGGTTGATCGGTCTGCAGTTGAACCACATCGGACAGACGCTGCATCGCCTCTTGTGCCGGGCCGGTGCGTTCGACATGGTCAGGGACAAGCAGACCGGTATGTGGCGAGCCTGGCAACCCGGACGTATACCTGGTGATGCAGACATTCCAGTTGACGAACGCAAGCCTGCTCCACCGTTCATACCACCATCAGCGGTCGTAGCAGAGACGTGGGAGAACAAAGCGGAGTACAAGTTCACTTCACTGCAGGTTACTGATGGGTCGATGGTATACGGGTTCGCTTCCTCGGGCGATGTTAAACGCGGTGACCCTGTCAACAGGATCTGGATCGACGAAGAAATAAAATTCAGCCAGTATTACGCTGAGTGGCAGAGCCGTATCTCTGACCGTAAAGGGAAGATCATCTGGACATCCTGGCCGGATGCAGAGACTCCCGCGTTACTCCGGTTGTACCGGCGATGTTGTGATCAACGCGATGAAGTTGAACGTGGTGTCAGGAAGAAACCAGACGTAGTCAACTTCATTTTCAGAGCATCCAAAAGTCCGTTTACTGATGCTGATGAAAAGCGTAAACGTATCGAGGGCTGGAACGAATCAGAACAGCTTGCCCGCGACAGCGGCGAGTTCGTTACTCACACGATCATGGCGTATCCGGAGTTCAGCCGGAGATACCACGTTGTGGATTATGGAGAGGGTAGTCCGCTCAATGACAAAGTCACTGCCGCGATGAAATCCCTGAACTGGAACGTACCCTCGGACTGGTGCGTGGATCTGGTGTTGGACCCTGGAACGTCGCGACCGGCTCTGCTGTGGTGTGCGATCCCTCCCCGGTCGTTCTGGGATAACGATGAGCCGTACTACATCATCTTCCGAGAGATGGCTATTCCTCGTATCGACGCCAGAGAGATGGCGAAGCGGACCAAAGCAGCCGATCCACACAGGCATTACATGCGGTTCATCGGGGATAGCAAGGCCGGGCTGCAGACCCCGCCTGGGTTCTCCTGGACCATCTTCGATCAGTACAGCAAGGAGTTCAGAGCAGCGGGCTTGCGGTGTCAGCTTACAGGTGATATGTTTATCCGGGGTGAGACCACCTGGATAACCCGTTCGTTGAAGCTCAGAAAGTGGATGCTGGGCCGAAACTGCGGCAGACCCCAGCTCAGAATCGTACCTCATGCGTGCCCAGCCTTGATCAAGCAACTGGAAGAAGTTGTCAAGAAAGTTTCTAAGGAAGACGTACAGGACAAGCTGGCTGAAGGGCAGGTCCACGACTGTCTTGACTGCATTGAGTATTGGGCCGGATTCGACCCAACATTCCTGACACCGCCTCCACAGGCACCAACGGGAGACCCCGGTCGAGCCGTCTACGAGGCCGACATGAAATACATCGAGAGCATCTTCGCAAAGAACAAAACTTCGACCCAGGAACCTATTGTTCTTGGAATTAAATAATCCCCCAGACAGGAGCCTCCTTTGAAGATCTCAGAACTCACACGCAAATTCCCGATCGATAACATGTTGGTAGACGTTACCGTGGGGGACACGGTGTGGTGGTTCGCAGGAGCCCAGTTAAACAACCTTCCAGCGGTGGCTACTATCCTCAGCTTTTGTGAGGACAACATGATCAACCTGTCTTACAACTCAACAGTTGGCAGCAGGCTGGTCACAGAGCTGGGCGTCTGCCTTATCGGGGACGACCGGCTGAAGAATGTACACAACCGCAAACGGGGTGCCTGGTGCCCTCGCGGTACATGGACAGCGTTAGAACTGGGGTAGGTTAGTGGAACCAACAGCAGAGAATCTTCAACAGTATTTGCTGGGGCCAATCGTCAGCCAGTGGTTCGCTCGTTTCAACGCAGCAGAACGGAGCAAGGACCGCTTCACTGTCATGGCGAAACTGTGTCGCCAGTTCCTGGGCAGCAGTGCCAAGGCTATGTGGGACGATGACTTCCGGAAGGAGTTCTATCCGGGCATCGCTCAACCACAGTTCATGGTGTCTCTGAACAAAGCCTTCGAGCTTGTGGCCATCATCGGTCCGTCACTTTATTGGGAGAGTCCGTCCCGCGAAGTGAAGTCGTCAGACGTGCCTGACCAGACACGTCTGGCTCAGATGTTTGGCATCGTAGAAGAGGACATGCTGCAACAGGTTCAACAGCAGCAGGAGAAGAACAAGAGCGATAAGGAAATCCGGAATAGCCTCTGCTCACTCGTGCTGGAGTACATCGGTCGGGAGCATCCCGGCGGTGTGAAAGTTGACAACGAGCTTGCCATCCAGGATGCCCTTGTCACCGGTCGCGGCTGTAGCTGGCAGGAGACATACACCAACCGGTCCACAGGTGAGCCAGCCATAGGGTCATTCTATGATCCAGTGGATAATCTTCTGTTGGACCCGGATGCCAAAGACCCGGCGTTGCGTGATGTTACGTGGATGGCCCGCAGGCATGTTGAACCGGTCTGGGTTGTGGAGCGTCGATTCGGATATCCACCGGGCTACCTGGCTGGCAAAGGTACGCACATCTCGGCTGAGTACGGTCACAGCAACAACGGGTCCTTCAACAGAGGAACCGAGCTGTACCAGGATCAGGTTGAGTGGTACGAGATCTGGTCTATCGGAGGAATCGGTGCCCGTGTTACCGGCGTCAACGCCAGCATGGGTAATGCTCTTGACCAGTTGACCGGGGACTACTGCTACCTGGCTGTCACGCGGAACCTGGCCCATCCGTTGAACCTGCCTCCGATGCTGGTGCAACAGGGCGGACCTGAGCATATTCTGGAAGCCTTGAGGTGGAGGACATCTCGGTACGGTTCTGTATTCGAACTCTGGAAGGACCGCAAGTGGCCGGTTGAGATGCTGGACTTCTACCCGGTCGTGGGATCATGCTGGCCGATGGCGGTGCTGGGGCCAGGCATCGGTAGCCTGCTGGCAATGAACATTCTTCTGGTGTCTCACCTGACCATGAGTTGGGACCGACGGCGGGACATAATCGCCGTCAACGGTGCCTACGCTGAAGAGGTGGAAGCCGCGATCAAGGGTGAGAACAACCCGGCGGTGATCAAGATCAACTCCGCGTCAAACATGGGTATCACCGAGATCGTCGGGTTCGTTCAGCGACCCGAGGTTCAGGGGAACCTCCTTGAGTGGATTCAATACCTCGACAACCAGTTCCAGATGGCGACCGGGCTGGATGACATCCACTACGGTATCAGTCAGAAGCAAGCCCGTGTGAACAGCGATGTTCAGGCGAAGCAATCTGCCGCGAACGTCCGGCCAGACAAGATGGCCAAAGACGTCCACAAGTTCGTGGTGAACAGCGGGACCAAAGAACTCTGGCTCGCCGCTCAGTACATCAAAGGTCCGCAACTCCGGTCACTCCTTGGTGACTGGGGAGCAATGGCGTGGGACACGATGGTTGGGGCGATCCCGTTCGAGACCTTGTGTACGGAGATGGAAGTCTGGATCGAAGCGATCGATCTGCAGCGACCGAACCGCGACAAAGACATGGCCGACATGGAGAAGGTAGCTCCGTTCTACATCCCGGCGTTGCTGAAATACTCCGAGATGACCGGGGACGAGAAACCGTTCAATGCGTTCCTCCATCGGTTCGCAACCGCGATGCAGATGAAGAGTCCGGAAGAACTATACTTCGGCCCGTGGCATCCACAACCTGATCCTCAGGCGATGCAGATGGAAGCTCAAATGCAACAGGTTGAGGCTTCCAAGAAGATGGCTGAGACGGAAGAAGTTAAAGCCAAGACCGCAGCTCGACTGGTGGATGCTCAGTACAAACAGCAGGGGGCAACACCACAGGCTCTGCAGAAGATACAGTGGACCGACGTGTTCAACAAACAGAAGATGCAGATCCAGGAGGAGGAACATCTACAGAAGATGGTTCACCTGCAGGAACAACAGGACATCCAGGCTGCAGCCCAGAAAGCTGCCGGGAGTAAAAAGAAATGACAAGGTTTGCGAAGCTCAGAGACGAGTTGGAATGGTTAGCCGTCGAGCAGGCAGGACCACGGGCGATAGCCGCCTTTGATCGGATGCTGGCCAATGGTGAATCGATTTCAATGGCGGCTCAACTGGCAACACGACGACCACCATCCGGAGGGATCGACGACCAGTTCATTCAACGGAACACAAAGAGCGTGACGGAGCAGTTCAAGGGCTGCGAGAGCATGGCGAACCTGTACCGTAAGAACTACAGAAAGATCACAGGGGAGAACCTTCCCGAGGATGCTGTAGTTCATCGGGGTCTTGCCAAGTTCCCCGGTGACCCCGGTTGCATCGTGACACACAAGCAGAGCCTCTCTGAGGTGAAGCGGATCATGAAGGAGCGGAACTGTCAGGTTGAAGGCGACTGGGAGAATCATCCGGTCTCTCAGGCACCGGAACCACAGACAGTCCGGATCAACGAGAACACTATGAAACGGTACATCGCGGAGTACCGATCTGAAGAAGAGTTCGCCAAACTGCCGGAGCCGGAGCTACGGGAACTGATCACTGAAACGGTTGCTCCGGTTGTCACAGCGGATGACGTGATGAACGCAGCAACCAGTATCGAACAGGTGTCCAAGCGGACGTTTGAGAAAAGCCCATGATCACAGTCTCTGACATGATGAGCCATATCGCCGTCCAGATTAACTCCACACTCGGGGGATATCTGGAAGGCAAGGTACGCACGGCTGTGCTGAACGCCTGGAGCCGGATGCTCAGTATGCACGACTGGGCTTACTACCATCGGATGGGAACCCAGATCACATACGCCGGACAGACCACCGGTACAGTAGACTTCGATGTAACTGCGAGAACGGTAACTCTGACCGGAGCCACATGGCCGACAGACGCACTGGCCCAACACGTTCGACTGGACAACAACTGGTATCCAATCTACAAGCGGACCAGCGGAACCGTGATTGAACTGTTTGAAGGTAAGCACCCGGACGATGATCTGGACGATGTGGAGTACACCATCCAGCAGGTTCTGTACCCGCTGCCCACAGACGTAGGCGACATCGTACAGATCATTGATGGAACGCAGAACCTGCATCTGATGCGGCTCAGTCTGCTGGAAGCTCACATGATCCACGACGGGTTTGCGTGGTCACCCTCACTGCCTACGGTCTACTCACTGGTGGCCGACAGTGCAAACCCAACCAGATGGAACCTGTGGCTTCCGACGATCCAGACTAACAATGCTGTTCTGCAATACATGTACGTAGCGAGGAGACCGGGCAATGCCCTTGTACGAGAGTACCGAGGAACAGTTACGGTTGCGTCAGGCGTGGCAACATTCTCTGATACAGTTGTATCTGCGTTGTGGGACGGAGCAGTGCTGCGAATCGCCAAAAACGATACTTCCCACCCGACCGGAGAGTTTGGGGACATCCCGGCAAACGATCTGCTCTACCAACGAGATTGTCACGAGGTGCGAGTAGTCAAGTGGTTGACTACGACCACATGTCGAATCAGTGACACCACGATCTCAGAGACAGCAGCGGCGTACAATGCCTCATCCATGATTGACGTATGCGACGGCCCCATGTCTGTACTGTTACAAAGACTGTGCGAGGACGAGTATGGAGTCAAAATGGTTGGGAATCACACAGAGAGGCTGGTCAGCCAGTCTCGCCTGGCTCAGGCGTTTAATGACGCTAAAGCCTCTGATGGACGATATGTACGTGACAAGGGTGCTTCTGCCCGATGGTACGGTCTACGTTTGCAGGACGTTGGATATGTCGGAGCCGGATCTTGAAGTAGTCAACACGCACGACCTGCTGGATGAACTTGTATCCCGGTTTGACGCCGCTGTGTTCATTGGGGTGAAAGATCTGTCTGTTGAGCGGAACCGAGTCGAGATCATGTGGAGGGGAGAAGAGGTCCGGTGTGCCGATCTGGCAGAAGCCGCCAGTGACCTAGTGAAACGGTATTCGAGAGAAGAAGCTGATGAATCCTGAGTGGAACATATTGAACCGGACTCACAAGATCCTCCTGGATATGGCAGCGATGAAACAGTTCACTGCCGCTCAGGGGGAACGGGTACGCACGGTCATCCCTCAGGCAATCTCCATCTGGAATGTGGCCGAAGCCGGTCGGGGAGAATTCGGTTTACAGGATATTATTTTCCCCGGAATACTGGTCTCGATGCTCCCGGTTGAGTCCACAATCGGGGCTGGACTGAGCTGTGCAGATGACGAAGCCCACCGTATTGCCATCCAGATCGTGGATGCCATGCCTCATCTGGCCCATCAGGGGCCTATCAGGACGTATGGCGACTGGATGAACCTGATCAGGATGAAGTTCACAGCGGTCCCTAACCCATTCTTGCAGGATGCTGATCCAAATGTATATGATCCCTTCGTAGTACACCCGCTAAAACGGTTGCCTGCGGAAGCCCAGAGTCTGATTCGGCACGAACAACAAGTCTCCATGTTCACCTTCCAGGTGATGGTGAGACACCACAGATAGGCTTCACCAATGGGCATTAGCGTACCAATCAGTACCCGGATGATGATCAACAGCAAGCTGTTCTGCTTTGCTAAGTTTCTTGATCAGAGCAGCTTCGAACGGGTAACCAATCCAGACTCGTTGTGTGGCAACCGAGACCCGCTCCTGCAGCGGACGGTCCCTGGACGACGCAAGATCATGTTCACCACGTTTCACGATGTGACGATTCCCATCCTGCAGGAGTTGTTGCCTGCTGCCGGGATGACACTGGCCACTGGGGTATACACAGCCAACCAGCTTGTAGCTACCATCCCCATCATCATCGACAAGGCTGGGAATGTCCACGAGTACACAGATTGCCGGATGACCCGGTTTATCCTGCGGGGCCAGACAGGAACGCTGCCAGTATCCGCTGAGTGTACCTGGATTGCAGAGGACGAACTGGAAGACGCGGCGACAACCTGGGTGGACGGTACTGTGGACTTCCATTTCGGGTTCCCCGGTACTACGTTCAAGATCGCAACCGTCGCTGCAGAAATTGACAGGTTCGCCTTCGTCATCGATAGCAAACTTGTTCAGTCGTGGAACGCCAGTTTCACCGTAACCGATGTTGGCATGGGTCCGCGTCAAACACTGTTGGCCACAACGATCCCGTACACAACCGGGGCCAACGAGAACTACTACTGGACATACAGGGACATCACAACCGGAGCGGCTATTGAGCTGAAGATTACCAGCGGTGGTGACAGCCTGACGATCAACATACCGAAGGGTGTTCTTAATCCGGAGTCTCCTTCAATCGAAGGAGCGTTAGAAGAGATTCGACTACCGATGACCTGGGAGGCAAAACGCCAGGCGTCAGTAGCTGCCTTTAACATGGTTCTGGTAGACGCATGATTCCAGTTGACCTCGATGATGGCTTTACTGTGGAACCGGTGGATGGTGTATTCTGCAGGCCCTTGTTGTGGGCGGACAAGCAGGAGTGGAAGAAAAAGGTAGACCTGGACTTTCCTGCAGCCAGACAATTTCTATTCTCATACCCATACTGCTGGGGGGAAGAGGCCAGCGAACACCAGGTGTTAGTTGTTCAGAATGTTTTGTCTTACTCATCGGCTGACGAGAACAAGGATTTTCAGGATCTGTCGGACAGTGTTCAGCTTCATGTGAACCTGAACACAGGGTTGAGCCTGTTAAAGTGCGACGAGTGTCGGCAGTACGCTGTCAACCACGACACGGGAGAAGTACAGGTCGGACCGGATGGTCTCTTCAAACAGATCCCTCCGGGTGCTACAGTTCCCTGTGAGACACCGAAGGGTTGCCCAAAACAACACTGGTCGATTCAAACAGGTTTGTCAAACTCTCGATGGGCCGCGACATGGAGGCATTACTGGAAGTACCGGGATGATCTACACGCTGAGTTAAAGGATTGCCCCTTGTTCCAACGTAACAAGATGTTGTTGAACTGGATTGTGGACTATGGACGAGATATCAGATTTGATCCGTTTGTTGGCAGCAGCTCCCGCAGAGGAAGCTCCAATGACGCGACCGAAGGAAATGCTGGATCGGATAGCCATTGAACGGGCTGTCCGTGAAGGTGTTGTCCCGGCAGGTCCAGCCGTCCCCGGTGCTGAAGCTCGCCCGGCAGAACTGATTACCGGTCCCCCAACATCACCAGTGGCACCTCGGGAATCACGAGGGAATCCGTCTCAGTTCAACTTTCCGAAACAGGGGAGTCAGGCGGGAGCTAACCCACGAGTCAACCAGGTTCAGATGGGGCTGACAGCCAACCCTCGGACAGGTATCCCGAACGTCCCGATGGATGTGAAGGTCATGTCTCCGGAGACATTCATCGGGCGAGTTGCTACCCCGAAAATACTGACCGCGATGGCGGGAATGCCGTCCCAGCCCAAAGGGGGAGAGACTTTCACAGGGGTTGCTTCCCCCACTCCCAGATCACAAGTCACGATCACAGTGCCCCCAGCATTCCCCATTGACCCGCAGCAAGCCTTCGATGCTGCGGACGAGCAGTTAAACGTTCCTCCCCGGCCACGTTCTATTGAAGCCAGAGGCATCCGGTCGGATCAGGATGATGCCCCGCTGGAGTCCACGGAAGCCTACGTAGCCCGGTCTTACCAGGCTGTTGACGGTTCGCGGTCAGACATAGACAGGTGGGTGCCATGATTTTTAAGTACGGCAGCTATGCCCATGACCAGGATGAGGTCATGGTCAGGACTTCGATCCAGGGTATCTTCGACAAGTTCTCGCGTCGAATGGGAGACGTGATCGAGTACACCATCATCGGGGTGAAACAAGTCGCGGACAACGCCGACCCGGAGGTGACCAAAGCAAACCTGACGGCAGCTTTGCAGGCTCTTACTGACGCCTACGACGAGGACTACCAGGACTTCGGGTTGTACCACGACGACGGGTCAACGCCTACTCGCCACGTCGTAGAAAACGACGAGACGTTTGGTGGAGTAAAGGTCGTAGCTGCCCCGGCATTCTTGAACGGACCGTGGACTGGCCGGATTGAGTACACCAACCGCAGAACATACGCGATCGTACTCCGGGCAGAGATCCGCGTCGGGGAAGGACAATACTCCTGGAACGAACGCCTGACGATCCGAGGAACCGGGGGGCCTAAGTGGCGGTACAGTCCAACAGAGGTCGGGTACCCCCAGATTCAGACGCTGCAGACCGCGACGACTTTCTGGTATGTGCAGGAAGGAGACAACGTCGGGCGGTTGGACTGGGAACCTCCGGCAGATCCTCTGTTCCCGATCATCGAACACGGGGAGATGCGGGTACGCACGTTTGACTCTCCCCGAGACATCGTTCCTCCCACACTAGCAAACCCCCTTGGTCGAGAAATGTTCCCCACATCGTGGAAGTATTTCATGGAAGCGTCTCTTGACCAGGGATTAAACCCGTTCGACCTACCCACTATCAATTCGTTTTGAGTAACACACATGCCCTGGTTGTTCCCTGGAATACTAAAACCAGTTGAGCTGATTTACACTCAGTCACTTGGATTCCAGCCAGACGTGATCCTGATCCGGTGCTTACCACAGGGGACAGCGATCCCGGTCAGCGGCACCGTGACCCTCGGGTGGGAAGCCACTGTAGCCACGTTGCCGAACGTTGTTGTGGACATGGGGTCAGTCAACTTGACCGAAGATGGCCGGTTCCTCATGTTCAAAGCTCTCGATCGGAGAAAGCATTGGGAGAGGGTCGCCCCGATCTCTGGGGAGTACAACACCCAGCGGGCAGGGGCTTTCGTCCCGGCTAGGCAGAGGACGCTCCGTCAGCTCGGTACGCTGCTTATGAACGCTCTGGGCGAGACAACAGCCAATGTGTCAGCCCTGCCAACGAGCGTCTACCCCGGTGTAACGTGGGAGTGTGCTGACGTGGTTGATGCCGCTCAGACATTGCTCGAAGAATATGGATACTCTCTGGCGTTGGGATATGGATCAGAACCGGTATCGATTGTTCAAGTGGGAACCGGAGCAGCCCTTTCAACAATAGACCGTTTCATCGGATCTGACACAATAGATCCGAACCTTACTCCACGATGGGTGCGGAATTGCTTCGCAAACTCCGTGGCCCAGGTGAGGCTGAAGCTGGAAGCTGTTGGACTGGAAACCGACGATACGTGGGTTCCGATTGATGAACTGAGTTATCAGCCAAACGTCGGGTGGGGTTCAACCGCTCCGTACAGTCTGCCGGGTGTAGACAACCTCGAAGCGAATGGGTACGTTCGCCGGGCATACCGAGTAATGGGCTTTGCTGATGAGACACTGTACATACCTGACGGATCAGGAACCCTGAATGACATCACAGATATCCTCCCGATCAAGGCCCAACTGCTGGAGCCAGAAGACATTCGGGTGGACGATTCATACCAACCGTTCCGTGTGTACGGTCGATACCACAAAGAAGAGAACGAAACGGGTAACCCTACGATACCGGGAGACGTTGGCACAGCCATCGGGGATCAGGTGGTTGCTCGGCAAATGCGGTTCTATGGCGAGACCGGTCTTCTGGTTTTCGAAGAACCGATCTGGTACATCGACACCGGAGTCTACTACCCAGCGAACCTATGGATTGAAGCGACGATCCAAGTCAGGCACCCTACCTATTTCGCGTGGCAACACTACGAGTACGATGTCGAGGTGAACCCATCAGGTACGGGATACCACACGGTCCGTCACGCAGAACAACGGGCTGAGACAATCGTGCAGTACAACAGTGACCACGACATCGTGGGAGCAACCACAAACCAGACTGCCCTCAATGCAATGGGGAATGCCTGGGCAACAGCGGTTGCTGCTTCGTACGCTACAAAAGTAGCCCAGCACGTTGTATATTCAATGCCGAAGCTGAACCTCCGGTGTGACGGGGCAATCATTCAGGTCCAGCATATTATGACATGTGGAGAGATTGGCCACGCGGTCAACAGGACAACCGCGTCCAGACACTTTGAGTTCGACCGGGGAATACCTAAACGGGTACAGAGGGTGGCTCACCTCAGGGCGTTGACATCTAAGATTGAGGTCAAGGAGCAGATGCGGAAACGGTCTTTGTCGGAGAGTGCGGATGATAGATAGGTTCACTCAGTCACACCGGACGACGGCCTCCTTAGAAGAAACCGTTAAGTGGACGAATACAGCAGGTGAAATGGTCCCGGCCTACGGGGTCGTCCAGTTAAGAGCGAACTACGCGGGGGGGTTTAGTCAAGCGTCTAAGCCGTCGGACACAGCCGGGTTGTTCTTCGCCAACGTAGCGAACGATGTCTCGCCTGGGTCTAAAGGTGAGTCCCGGCTGTGGGGCCACCCCCAGCTCGTACTGATCAGCGGGAGCCCTACCGTTGGGGATGAGATAGGACCGACTGATGACTCTTGGACGATGAGTGACCAAGGTTTTGGGTTTCGAGTTCTTCACCAAGCCGTTGACGGGGTTGGTGTGGTAGTCAGTGGAACAGGCGCATCACCGGCGCATATTGTTGAAGTTTGTATTGACGGTGATGACCGGGTCGGTGGGTTAGTAGCAACCGTTAATTGGTATTCAGGTGGTTGCCTTGTTGTTCCCCCGGGAATGGACGAATCGTGTCAAATTGAAGTTGACCCAGGCTGTTTCGATCCACCAGAGGGGTATGATAGTTTTGTCGGAGTTCAGGCACACGCAGCATACCTGTACCCAATGATGATATGTGAAGCAGGCGACTGCACTCCAGTATGGAAAATAATATCCATCTGTGATAACCAGTGTTTACCATCTGAGTCATCCAGCTCATCATCCAGCTCATCATCAAGCTCCTCGACATCCAGCTCCTCATCATCCAGCTCATCATCAAGCTCCTCGACATCCAGCTCCTCGACATCCAGCTCATCATCGGGTTCTTCATCGGGTTCTTCATCCAGCTCATCATCGGGTTCTTCATCGGGTTCTTCATCGGGTTCTTCATCGGGTTCTTCATCGGGTTCTTCATCGGGTTCTTTCATTAGTTCATCTGGCTCAAGTGGTTCAGGCAGCTCATCATCATCAGTTAATTGTGACTGGCTACTGGCAGATGTTGAGTTTGATCCTGAGACATGCAGTATTGTTAAAACCTATTGCAATGTCATCACAGGCGAGACGAGGGTTGAGTAATTATGCCAGGCTCCAGCTCTAGCGGACAACAAAATTGCTGTGAATGCTGTACGGCATGTAACTACGTCACCGGCCTTTATGGTACTGGAATCGACGATGGCACTGCCGGGTCAGCAGATGGCGAAGGAAACACATGTCTGAGAGACTTGTATTGGGATGCCAATGGCTCTCCTGCAAAAATCATTCGCGCGATAAATCAGTTCGGATATGGGTGTTCACCAACTGATGCGTTGTGGATTAGCTCTGTCTGTGATGGCTCTGACGATGCGACCGTTGGTGGTGCAGACGGAACAGAGATTGTATTTACAACAGAGTTTGAGATCGCGCCAGGAGCGTGTTTGTCGCGGATAGTCCTTAGTGGTCAATACTCGGCAGACAACTATGTGAAGGCTGGTGGATGGAAAGTGAATGGAGTTGATCAATGCCACATCTATCATGGTTCGTTTTACAATACGCTCACGCTGGGTTGCCTCGCATTCGAGATCACGCACGCTCAGGCGCAGTTTGTGCATGGCACGAACACAGTTGAGATAACTGTCAAAAACGGATACTACGGTGTTGGTGATTATGGTGGCCCATCGGGCCTGAGGCTCGAATGGGCGTGCTTCGATATTTTGGATGGCTACGAAGAACCATCCAGTTCAAGCCGATCATCAGATTGTGTCACCGAACCTGATGATCGTGATGAACCGTAGAGATTAAGGCTGAACCAGAAAGAGTGCGTGTTTCTATGAATCGCCGAAGATTCCTCGCCACTACCACAATGACGTTGGATGACATGTTTGAGATGGCTCGCACCTCACCGTCCGACATCAATGAACACTGTGATAAACTGAAGGGACTCGCAAGCCATTCAGATGTGGTGATTGAATTTGGTATGCGTAAGGGCGTATCGACAGTCTCGCTGCTCGCCGGGCAGCCGAAGCGAATGATCTCCTATGATCTGAGATACGACCCGATTGCAGAGTTTCTGAAATCACGACAAGGCAAAACAGAATTTCAGTTTGTCATTGGTGATTCTTTAACCATCGATATTGAACCGTGTGATTTGCTATTCATTGACTCACTTCACACAGCCGATCAGTTGACAACTGAACTCCGCAGACATGCCGACAAGGTTCACCGCTGGATCGTGCTGCATGACACAGAGTTATTCGGTGAGCGAGGTGAAGACGGTGGTCCCGGTTTACTGTCTGCAATGCACGGATTTTTGAGTGAAAATGCAGACTGGTCTGTTGACTCGTTTACAAATGAGAACTGTGGTCTGACAGTCCTTCTCCGTGGTATAAAGAAGGAAACATGAATAGATATCAGAAATGGATGGCAGAGAATGGTGGGGTCCCCCCAGTCGCTTCTCCATCATTAATAGTCGCGGATCGTAAGCGGAGCAAGGTTGAGGAGGCTATTGTTCCGACAGGTCCTGGTACTGTCCTTTTGGCTATGTTTGATTTCATTGGGATCAAGTCATCATCAAGTTGTTATTGTCGCCGCCATGCAAAAGTGATGGATAACAAGGGTACAGCGTGGTGTCTGGACAACATTGATAAGATTGTTGAATGGCTGGAAAAAGAAGCGGAAGCAAGAAGGCTTTTGTTTTTTCGCACAGGGGTCAGGGTTGCTCTTATTGGACTGCTGAAAGGATACGCACTCAAGGAATCCTTTGTCGCTCGCCTTAAAGGCTCACCATTCAGCAACCTTGATTCCGAGTGGGCTGTAGCAGTAACGACAGCTCCTCGCGGGAATGAAAGCACGCTGGCGGTATGTCTTGATTCATTGATCACAGCGGGCTGGTACGATCCTGTGGTATTCGCAGAGCCAGGATCTGATGTTCCACCCGGCGTTAATGTCATCCAGAATGAGACGAAGCGTGGATGCTGGCATAACTGGTACTACAGCGCGAAGTACATGTTAGAGAAAACAACCGCTAGTATCATCATGACAGTACAGGATGACTCACTCTTTCATCCGGACTCAAGAGAGTTTGTAGAGAAGCACTGCCTCTGGCCGACAAAAGACACAGGGATTGTCAGCCTCTACACAGCAGCGCACTACTCGGAATTGAAGCCGGACATTCAGCGACCTACAGGAATCAACCATGTCTACACGAAATGCTGGTGGGGGACATGTGCTGTTGTCTGGAAACGCGAAGCACTGCAGGCTGTAGTTGATCATGAAATATCAAGAACGTGGCTTGGGTTGTCTCCTAAAGTGCTGTTCGATGAAAGGAAAAACCCCGAGTTGCGGAAGGAGCGAGTTGATAAGTATTACGCCGCCAGAAGAGAGAACCCGTCGCTGATCAATAACAGCGATTACGTCGCTGGGCACGTACTGAACCAGTTGAAACTGAAGATGTTTTTCGTTGACCCATCTCCTGTTCAGCACGTATCTCGGGTGTCAACATTAAAGCATGGCGGAAATTCAGGGCGAAGGAACTGTGCTAGATGTGCTGATCATTCTATTCCGCTCGAAGCACAGGTTGGAACAAAAGTGAATGTATCAGAAAAGCCTGCAGTTAAACCGAAGAAGTCAAAGGGTAGAGGGTTGAGACCCATTGGCTTAGCGAATGTGGTGTCAGTCGGAAAGCCAATTGGTAACTCGCCAAGACTTCTGATTCAGATTCGTAGTTCGTATTCCGATCCTGCAATGTCAGCATACAGATGGGAGATAACAAAGAGGACGTTGATCCCCTCATTGGAAAAGCAGACAAGCAAGACGTTTGATGTTCAATTGATCTGTGCTTCATCAGATCCGCTGTGCGAGGAGAAGCGGCAAGCGTTCCAGTCAATCGCGCCGACAACGATTGCTCCCACAACGTGGTACAATCAACCTCACGATGGAATTTGGAGACGCACATCACGTATTGATGATGATGATATGATTTCTGTGGATTTTGTGCGGCTGATTTCAGAGCAGCCGTTTGATGGAACGGAATGCACATTTGTGTTTCCAAATGGATACACATGGGCGGATGGAATATCGTATTTGTGGAAGAACCCTCAGAATCAATTCGTCACATTGCAAAGCAACACAAGGCTGACACCATACAGTTTCGCGCACCAGTATTTTCAGAGCCTGATGCCATCGATAGTGGTGAGTGAGGACCCGCACTGGATGTGGGTCAGGCATTATGGAGTGCTGAGTGGAACGCTGCCTAGTGATGTTTCAAGAAACTTTGGAAGCGGACGAGTTGTTCTGAATGAAGATCTGTTTCCTTATGGATATGCAGCTCTGAAGCAGTCACTGACGCGATCGCGTGAAGCCGAAAACAACATCGCTGAGCTTAAATCAAACAACGGTCGATTTGATAAGAATGTCCTCTCGATGATTCAATCTGGTGGTGATCTCACATCACTGGCCGATCTGCACAAAACAGACAAGGGAGTCAATGGTCCCTCTCATAGCCATCAGTATTCACTGGTGTATGAGAGTTTGTTTTCTGAGATTAAAGATCAAGTTACTCACGTTCTTGAATTGGGGGTTGGATCAAGTCTGCTAATGTGGCAACAGTATTTTACTAATGCCATTATTCATGGCGTAGACAGGAAAGATCGAAAAGTCGGCGGGAAGCGGATCGTAACTCACCTTGCAGATGTGAAGGATGATATTTGGTTTGGGTGGGAATTTGATATCATCATTGATGATGCAAGCCATCGATCAACAGATCAGCGGACCGCCTTTAATGTTCACTCTAAGCGTGTGAAAATCGGTGGGTATTACGTCATAGAAAGCCTTCACGCTATTCGTGTTGGAAAGTCTCGATGGGTGGATGAATCTCCAAACATGCTGGAAACTGCCAGAAAGTGGGTGTCCTCCCCTCCGGACGGATGGATCTGCAATCTGTACGGCGATCAGCTTTGTGTTTTACAGAGGCTTAAATGATCCCTGTTTATGTCAATGTCTTCAATCGTCTGACAACAACGCGGCGGCTCTGTGAACAGGTTGCATCGCTGGATGACTGCACTCCGATTATTGTTGACAACGCCTCGACGTGGGGTCCGCTTTTGGATTGGTACGCAAACTGTCCGTATGAGGTCATTCGGCTGGAACACAACATGGGGCATCACGCGCCGTGGAGATCAGGGGCGGTGCTGAATACAAGCAGCGAATTCTATATTGTCACGGATTGTGATATTGACATTGACGGTGTTCCGAAGGATGTGGCATCTATTTTACAGATTCCGTTTCAGTGGAGTAAGCCAGAATGGTCTCTCCTTCAGTCAGACTATTACGTCATTAAGTCAGGCTTGAGTTTGCGTATCGATGATGTTCCAGAAACTCAAGATCAGGTGTTGCGGTGGGAGAGGCAATTCTGGGAGCATGTTGTTGAGTGTGATCCGCGTTTCTTTTGGGCTCCAATTGATACAACATTTGCGATGTATCATCGATCAACTTGGCACAAGCGAGCAATGAAAACGGGTGCGACATGTGTTCGCCTTGGTGGTGAATATCAAGCCAGGCATATGCCGTGGTACGACAAACGTGACAGCTTGGACGCAGAGACACTTAATTACTATCACACAGCAGGCCGATCAAATACATGGAGACCATCTGTTGCCGGGATGCGGCCTGCACGCAGGGGCAGGGTGCTGCAATGAAGCGGCACATGTTGTTTCATGTTTGCCCGCTAATTAGCGGAGGCGAAGTCTGGCGGAAGCATGTCAGTCATATCAGGTCGCACGCTCATCTGTTCAACGGAAAGATCGTAATAGGGATTGTTCGCGGCGAAGGGCTTGAATCACCAGAGACAGTTCAGGATGCCATGAAAGGAATCTCGGTAACAGACTGGGTCATTGAAGGCAACACACATGTGCATGAGTCAACTACGTTCGTGAAAATGCTGGAGAGAATTCAGTGGGAACCTGGAATCACGTTTAGAGGGCATTGCAAAGGAGTATCGCATCCATCAGGAAAAGTAGAACATGAGTGGGCTGACGTCATGTGGAGAATCTGCATGGATATCAAGTCAGTAGACAAGGCAATGGAAACTCATGTCTTCGCAGGAGCGTTTAAGATTCAAGAAGGAGCGTCTCGCGAACCTGATGCCTATCGCTGGTTCTTTGCCGGAACGTTCTTTTGGTTTCAGAATGCGGCAGTGTTCGCAAGAAATTGGAGAGCAGGGCATCGCGAATGGGACCGATGGTACGCTGAGTGGTGGCCCGGTGATTTAGCGACGAATAAAGAAGCACACTGTTTGTTCATGGATAACATGCGAAGACGTGACTTCCGTCGCGGTCGGTGGAACGATATCGTTATGCCAGAATTTCTAAAGCAGGTAAGTAAATGAAGATATCGCAGGCATTCACGGAATGCGGTTCAGACAAAAATACACGCCACAGCTACGGTCCATTTTATGACAGGATAACAGACTTAAACAAAATCAGATCGGTGCTTGAAATTGGAATCTATAAGGGCTGGAGTCTTTCAGCATGGAGGACGCACGATTCAACGATTCGGCTTCTTGGTGTGGATCAGGAACGCAGATGCAAATTTCCAATGATCATCACAACCACTCCAGACTATTCACCTGTTGTGTGCTATTGCCGCGAGAATAATCTGACGTTTGATTTGATCATTGACGATGGAAGTCATGATGAGGATAGTCAAGCCCTTGGTCTTTATTACTTGCGTGAATTCCTGAGCCCATCAGGAGTCTACGTGATTGAGGATCTAAGAAACCAAGAGGCTGTTGACAGAATGAGCCGAATGGACGGATCGACAATTTTAGATTTTCGGACAGTCAAAGGTCAGGATGATGACGTGCTGGCTGTCTGGACTAACCCTGAAGGTAAGATATGAAAAAGGCATCGAAGCGACCACGAAAACCAAAAGACACATCCATAGAGTTTAATGCGATGGAGTTTGGTTCAGATCTGATTGACGGCGAGCTACTGATCCGCGCACGAGTTACAGGCGAGAAGGTTCATCTGCGCGTCGTCACGAAACACTTCCCACGAATTGACATTCCAACCGTGGCAAAGGATATTGAGTTACAACTGGCTAAAATCTTTGCGGAGCAACCTGCCGGATGAAATACAGGTCAGTGATAATTCTCCCGACACGAGGGCGAGCATTACGAATCGCAGACACGATGGATGCTTTGTTAAGTAAGTCCACGACCTCGGATATCGTGGTTGCTATTGATAGCGACGAAGAACATTCTTACTTCAGGTACCCGGGTGTTGAGTATGATGTTGGGTCAGCCGATGGTCTTGCAGGCATGACCCCAAAGCTCAATGCTGTTGCTGTCCGCAAGATGATGGATTACAACTTCATTATCTTCATGGCAGATGACGTTATCCCTGTCACGCATGGATGGGATGAGCTATTGATAGATGCTATCGCCGATGTTCCTATGGGGATCAGCTACCCAGATGATGGAATCCAAGGATTCAGGTTGCCAAGCAATGGGACATGTTTTGACGCAAAAATTGTGAGGTCGCTCGGGTTCTTGTCGCCGCCTGAGCTTCCACATTTATATTGCGACAACAGTTGGAAAAGCATAGGAAACGGAATGCAATCACTTCGATATTGCGGGCATGTGGAGGTTGATCACCGACACTACTCCGTTGGAAAATCAGAATGGGATTCCACCTACGCAATCACGAATAAACAGCCAACCGCCAGGGCAGCAATGGTGGCATATCGGAGATGGGTCAGGGCTTCCCTGCCAAGCACGCTGAATCTGCTTAGGGAATTCATAAAGTCATAGTTACGGCTGCGGAGTAATGCACCGCACAAACGCAGCAGTGCATGGGAGAGCCGGTGACGACCAATAGCGGCTCGCTTCGTTGGGTCTGGACTGTGGCTGGTAATCAGGATATGCTGCGTTACCTGATATTCTTTCTGGAGATAGTCTGATGGCACGACCACGAACCGGCGGCTCTTTGTTCAACCCACAGAACTCGTACACACGGAACGGCATGGTCGTACCCGGAGCCGTGAGTGCGTTTGACTGGAACACTCGTACCACTAAACCGGTTCGATACGGGAACCCCGTCCAACCAGACTATCAGCTTCGTGAGCAGTCCCCGGCGGATTTCCTGAGGTCGTACAAGGCGGGTCCTAAACCTCGTTTCGGTACAAGACGAGATCTAGCCGTTAATCCGGGGGCAACGGAGTCAGCAGATGACGTACACAACGGGTACTTGAACAGTCCTGTCCCGTTGACAGGTGAGTACGCTCCGATCCTGGTGAACGGGAAGTGGGCGGATTCTGCAGCCACACGCGGAGCTGATACCCTTCGCGAGGCAGCGATCACGAGAGGTTTTGAGAACACGTCTGGCGGATACAACCCCAATACACCCATTGGATCAGGGATAAGAAGCCCCGTCGGCGGGACAGGCTTGTTTCAAGTTCCACCCGAGACATCGGTTGGCCCCGTGCCCCAGGCTGCTGGTCGATCTGGTCTGGAGTACGACGGGGACAACAGCGCCTCCTACTACAACCCGATCAACACCGATCACGCTGTGCAGAGACCACGTTCATCTTCCCCCGGTCTTATTCCTCAGGGCATCCAGGGTTTGATTGACGGGTATCGAGCGTTGCCTGGGGCGAACCCGTTTCGTTATACCGACACAGAGGGTGAAGGCCCCGAGGGGCGAGGACCAGTCCAAGATCGGTCCATGATGAGCAGCGGGTCAGAGACGTATCCTCGGAACCCAGCAGTGCCTGTCCCTCCGGTTCCGGGTGACCCGGTGCAACGAAGTGGTCAAGGAGTGGCCCCTCAACAGAATCCAGTGACGCCCGGATATGTGAGTCCTTCTGCATACGACCCGAATCGGCAAGCACCGACTGGAAGAAACGCGAACCCCGATGGCACCCCGTTGACCGCTTCTCAGATGGGACAGTGGGGAGCTTCACGGGGAGAAGCTGCAAGAGACGCTGCGTTCTGGGCACAAGCGGAACGCCGTCGCACCGATCCCAACTTCGTGTCTCCTTCTGCGTACGATCCCAACCGGCAGGCTCCAACCGGAAAGAACGCGAACCCGGATGGTACTCCGTTGAACGCATACCAGATGGAACAGTGGAACGCTTCACGCGGGGAGGCTGCGAGAGACGCAGCGTTCTGGGCACAAGCGGAACGCCGTCGTGCTGCTGCAAACGCTGCTGGAGACAGGACACCTACCCGACCAGGAGCTGTAGCTATGCTCGCTGAACTGGAACGACGAGTTGAGCAGGGAGTAACCCCTCAACAGAATCCAGTGGCACCGGGAGCAGCCCCTGCCGCTCCGTATGCTGGGCCGTCACAAGGATCAATCCGAGAAGGGGCTCTGCCCAGTACGTCAACACAGGCTGGACGTAGGGCAGGTAATCTGCCGTGGGATGCGGATCAACCGATGATCGATGGCGTCTATGCGAACGGGTACAACGGTCTCGCTGCAGATCCGAATCGGATGTCCTCGGAAGAGAAGTTCTCGATTGCTCAACGGGCTGCTCAGATGGACAACCCAGTGAGAGGTCGGTTCCCGGATGCACGAGCGATCGGGGTTATGGAATCGGGAGTAGAAAAAGGGTCGATGTACCGTATCCCACAGGGCTACGGTACACAACCGGAGTATCACCAGATCAACCAGGCACCTGCGGTTGGGTACAGGTCCAACAAGAACGGGGATCAAGTTTCGTTCCTTCCGCCAAGCAGCGACCCAGTGTTGGCCCGTCAGAACGCGAACCTGAAACGACAGGGGTACATCCCGTTGACGCCGGAACGCAGGGCTGAGAAGGCTGCTGAGAAGGCTGCAGAAACACAGCGACGTGCTGACGTGAAGTTTAAGCACATGGTGGGTCAGGGAATGAACCCTTTGTCACCTAAGGCCAAGGGCATGTTCCCTGAACAGGTGGCACGGATGAAAGCCGGGTTGGGTGCCAGAGATAACCCGGTACAGGGGAGTCCGTTCTCTACTAACGCCCCGGATACCGTGGAGAATCGACAGGCAAGGGAAGACACTCGGGTAGCTAACCTGGAAAATTCTCCTGTTCTGCGGGACTTTGGGGTAACCTCTGACATGGACAGTGGCGGTTTCGCGAGAGCCCTGAGTGAAGGGATGGCCTCGTCTGACGTGTCTCCGGCGGGAATACAGTCCATCTTTAACCACATTAAAACTCTGACTCCCTCCCGTAAAGGAGAAGCCGTCTTTGGACCTGCAGATGTATACGGGAGTGACATACTGAACGAGGTGTGGGCCTTGCCAGAAGACACTCCCCCCTCGGATCTGCTGAAGATCTTTGATCGGTACAGGGCTGAAACAAAAGCCCGTCGAGATGCTGGGGGAAACACCGGTAACGGGGGCTTCAGTGGATCAGTGATCCAAGGGTGATACCCAGTGACATTCGGCTAGATGGTCATTCTTAAATGGCAAACCTGCAAGAACTCCTGGCAGCGTCCCGACTTGGTTCCCAGGCAGCGGCTCAATACGCCCCGCCTGAGGAACAAGGGGATCTCATGGACTCCCTTCACTCCGTTGCAGGGGTAGGTCTGGGAGCCGTAGCATCGGTTGGTAACTTCCTCGATCTGCCGGGGAGTTCTGTACGAGACCTCCTGGCCGGAGCAAACCCGTTCGACCAGTGGTTGTCACCGTTGTCCGATGAGAACCGGACAACCGGTCGTGACCTGCTCACCAAGTACGGCATGAGGAAGAACAAAGAGACTGGTATTACAGGATGGGCAGACGATCCCGGTGAAGGAGCAAGAGACGTTGCCGGGTTCCTGGCTGAAGTCATATTGGACCCGTTCGGCCCCGTCACCAAACCTCTGATGCTGGCATCCAAGCTGGGCCGGTCAACGGCGAAGGTTGCAGGCCGGGCACACCCGTTAGCCCGGATGCTGGGGCGTGGTGCTGTGAAAGTGTTCGACACCATACCGGCGAACGCAACCAAGGCTACGCTTGGCAGTGCGTACCGGGGTGTCAAGGCTCTGTTCAATGTCCCGACACATGGGGTAACTGATCCCATCATCATGGGCATGGCCGAAAAGGTACACCCGATCGTAGAGAAGATCCGGGTCAGGGCAGTTGCCCACGCCACCGAGATCGGGATGGCAGCGAAGCGGGCCGGGTTCGATCTGGAAGTCAACAAGACGTATGACACATCAGATCCTACAACGTGGATGCTGCCTGACTCACAGTTGCAGGTCAACGCCAGAGAAGAAGCAATCGGTAGATACCTTGAGGGCGTCGAGACTCCGGGCCAACTGGATTCACGGGACCTGGTTACTGTCGGGGACACTCCAGAACTACGCGAGGTTGAGTGGGTGAACCGAGATGAGAAAGGGGCAGTGGTCAAACTGGTTGGTGACAAAGATGACGTCTTCTACCGCGACCACCAACTGAAAGAGACTTTCCTTCACCAGAAGGTTCAGGTCCCTGAAGAACTGAAACACACGCTTAACGTTATCAAAGAGGATATAAACAGTCTGCATGGAGAGGCCCAGGGCTTTGGATTAAAGATCGGCACGGACCACGACCCCTATACCAAGTATGGTGTTGGCCGAAGCAAGTCCAATGAGCTCCGCCACCTTGAAGCTCTGACGGGTATGGACAGGTCCTCATGGCGACGAGGCTACACCAGTCTCGTGGCGTCTCTGGTGTCAACCGGTGGTCGTGATATCACGTACAAGGCGTTCGCTGACGGGACTCACGGAGTGAACGGACTGTTCGGTGACAAGTATTTCCAGAACCTTGCCGAGAAAATTGATGGCAGGTCTATCGAATCCACCGATCTGATAAATGGTGTGCAGCCGAAGATCTTGCCCGACACGGTGGGCATCCGGCACGTCGAGCCCATCGCGAATCAACTGGGAATGACAGGCGAGGAATTCTGGGACTCTCTGCCTCTGCGGAGAGAACCACGGGTTCCTAAGACTGCTGTCGGTGTGCGGGCAACCAGCCCTAACCAGATGGAACTGATTGACTCCGTATCCCTTTCAAAAGTGGGCAACGTTGACATCCAGTTCCGGACAGACGGCAACTCAAAGGTAGCAGCGATCGCACCTGACCAGCACCTGACTGGTCAGGCGTTAGATGCCTTGGATGACAACCTGCCCAAAGTTGAAAAGACAGTCAGAGAAGCGGGGGTAGACCGGTTGGAAGTTGTCACTTCTCCACAAACAGGAGACAGCTTCTGGCAGACCCACGGATACCGCAGGGACTCTCTGTTGCCGGATGGCAGTGAGAAGTGGGTTAAAGACGTTTACCCCGGCATGGAAGGCGTGGATGCTTCTCTGACTCAGCCTCGTACGGCTCCAATCAAGGAGGTGATGGACCACCTATGGGCGATGAAGGAAGCTCAGAACGAAGCTGTCCGGACTGGCAAACAGCCAGGCATCCTCGACAAACGGGGGTGGTGGTCTCACTGGGACGACGTGTCTGATCGCACAGGCCAGTTGGTCCACACGTTCAAGAATAAGGACGTACCGAACTTCACGGAGATTGATCCGTCCACAATGCAGGTAACGGACTTCCCTAGTCGGACGGACTACGACCGGGCAGTGATATTTCAGACCAACGGCAGGAAGGTGTACATCGCAGAAAAGGTTCTGCAGAAGGGGCAACCACCTGTCAAGGTCGTAGTCACCCCATCGATCAACTCAAAGATGGGCAACATGTGGAAGTCGATCGAGAAGAGTTTCAGGACCAACGTTGAGGCCAGTCCGTTGCAGGCCAGGGAAGCAACCATTGATCATCTTCATCAGGCGATTACCCGGAACTACGGTGATCGGGTAGACCAGTGGATGCCGCAACTGGATGAGCATGGGATGGTCAATGCGGTGAAGGTCAACGGTAAAGAGACGGAGGTATTTCACTCTGACTACCTCAAAGGGTGGCGTAAGCTCCTGCCGCAGATACAGGAGAAAGTGGCTGCTGGTAAACCCCTCGTAAAATCAATGAGGGCTTTGCTGCGGCTGAATGATGAGTCACTGCAGGCCCTGATGTTCAACAAAGAGAACATCGAACTGGTTCACGAGATGCGTACCAAGTACAACGCTGTGACGGCGGAAGCCAACCAGAAGATGCTGGACCAGATCGACGTTGACAAGGACTACACCAGTCGAGCTGAGACAGCCGCTGAACGCAACACGGAACTGCTGGAACAGGATCTGGGGATCGGCCTCCTTGACAGACACCAGGCTCTGGCAATGGAGCTGGCTAACCATGTTGAGAAGCGGATGGCTCCGGTGTTCAGTCGGTCCGCTGCAGTCACAGGATCAGACTACCTGGCAAAGAACGGGTCTGCTGTATCGTTGATCAAAGCAACTCGTGACACCTTGACGGATATGTACGAGAAGCAACTGGCCTCGACCGGGGGCAAAGCAGACCCCGGCAACATCGTGGTGAAACACGACAAAGATACCGTACGGGGGATCACGCTTGCTGAAGCGATGGAAGGCAACAACGGGCTGTTCGCTGACAAGGTAGATGCAGACACGTTCCTGGAGAACACGCGGCAGCACTGGATCGACCGGAAGATCCCAGGGTTCGTTGCGACAGAAGACCCCGATGTTATCCTGGCTCAAATTGAACGGATCAAAGGTATCCGTGCATCGGCTGATGTGTTCCACCAGATGAAAACACTTAACGAGATTCCCGGAGCGGCTGATCTACCCGAGATGGGTTTCATCAACCGCTCCGCTCAGTCTATGAATGCCTGGTTCAAGTCAGGTCAACTGGGTTACACTCCAGCCACGGCGATCAGGGACGGCCTCTCATCGTTTGTCAACGCTTCAATCATGGGTGATCAGAACCCGATTACAGCGATAGCGAAACACGGATCACGGGCATGGGACTTCATCAGAGGGGGAGCTGTTGATCCCGGTGAAGGTATCCCCGAGATCGAAGAGTTCCTGAAGCTCTACCAGCGACCGAGTACACCGCAGACAAGAGGTGAAGCCTTCCAGAATCTGTGGAACGCTCATCACCACGGCGGTGCGATGCACCCTAACGTCTTCAAGGCCGACGAAGCTGCGATGGAGGGGGCCGATTCGTCTATGCGTCTGGTCGAGGACATGCCCAACACTAAGCCGTGGGGAGGCCAGATTAAACAGGGCTTCATGAAAGCGGTGAAGGGCGGGTGGAACCCGTTGAACTCCAACAACGACGTCAGCCCTTTCAAAGTGGCTGGTGCGTGGGGCAAGGACAAAGCCGGTCGAGCGATCCAGCACACAGAGAGCAATGCAGCCGTCACACTGGTCAATGCTTTCCGAAGCAAGGTAGACCTGCTGAACAGGGCCATGTACGTACTGAATCGACTGGACACCACGAAGTCATTGTCTGAAGCGTTTCAGATGAGTGACAAAGTTCTGTTGAATGCCAACCCGAGGAACTTCACTCGGTTCGAACACAAGTATCTGAAATCGGTTGTGCCTTATTACAGCTTCATGCGTCAGTCGATTCCGATGTTCATAAAGGAGTTGGTGACCAACCCCGGTGGACCGCTGGGGTATACTATCCGGGCGTCCCGGTTAGGTCAGGGTGACGAGAAAGGGTACGTACCCTTTCAGTATCAGGACACAGCGGCTATCCCGTTTGGTAAAGGTGATGATGGCTCTCTGAAGTACCTGACGTCTCTGGGGCTGATGCACGAAGACACTGTCAACTACGCCGGTAACGCGATGCAGGGAGACGTACGCGGTCTCCTGCAGAAAGCAATCAGTAACATCAATCCTGTTCCGAAGTGGTTGGTCGAGTACAGCACGAACACCAGTCTCTACAGCCAGGGTCCGATGGGTGGTCGCAGACTGGATGACCTTGACCCCACGATGGGGAGACTGCTGGTAAACCTCGGTATGCAGGACCTAGGTCCCTCTGGTCGAGCTAAACCTTTTGCAGGTTCAATGGCAGAATCGATTGCGGCGGCATCACCGGTTTCCCGGTTACTCAGTATTGCCAAGATCGCGACAGCAGACCCTGCTCGGTCGGGTCCTGTTGAGAAAGTGATACGCCTTCTCTCCGGTTTCAAGGTGGAACATGTTTCACCTGAGCAGATCACTCGTGACATCAGAGACCGGTTGAACGCTCTGCAGATCAAGAGCGGGGCTCGACCGCTTACCATCGTCTCTGGTACGGAGAAACTGATGGAGCGAATGGTCGAGCAAGGCGACACAGAAGGAGCGGCTGAACTGGATAAGATTACCAGAGTTTTATCGGCATTACGCAAGCAGGTCGGTGGAACAGGCTCATCGAAAAAGAAGGATGACCGGCCCAAAACGAAAGCCCTGATTGACAGGCTCAGAGCCAACAGATAGATTGTGACAAAATCAGTCTCCCCCAGACGGATAGCCTTATGCCTTTTGGTTCTACAGGAGTAGGTTGTCATGACGATTCAAACGCTTGTCAGTGGTTCCCGCGAGATGTACGGGACGTCCGGTAAGATCAGGTCGAAGCTCACAAAAGCCGACTTGAACTTTGTCGAGTTGTACGGCGGTCAGAACCCTACTCTGGCGTCAGTCACAGCGACCACAGGTGGTGCTACGACGGGTTTAATCCCGGCAGCAGCCCGGTTCGTCACTGTCACCAGTGACAGTGCCGACAAGCAGATCTCCCTCCCAGCCGCAGACATCGGTAAAGAGCTGACCATCAAAGTCGGTTCGACCGGGTGTGAGTTGATCTCCGCAGTGGCGGCTCACAAGGTGAACAACGTCACCGTCGGTGCAACCAATGAGGCCGCTCTGACAGCGAACAATACGTACATCCTTATCTACGTGGCAGCGAACACTTGGATCATGAGCGGATACACAAACCTCGGTGCCGTTCAAACAGCGGTTATCCCTGACGCACTCTGATCCGCAGTAACAGCGGCTGTATCTGACGCACTTTGATCTGGGGATAAGCAATGTCCACGATTACGTATCCGAGCGATGTGAATGTGAATGTCAGAGGAACACTGACCGTTGGAGCGGTCGTGCTACCTGACAACGCTATCACCAGTTCGGCCAAAGTAATAGCCGGAGCCAACATCTCGGCAGATAAAACAGAGCAGCGGGTTTTCCCGACGTGGCAACAGCCGAACAGTGCAGCCACGACTGAGACCCGCCCCCTGTTTGTCGCTCGGAGACCGGGCACACTGAATGAGATCATTGCTGGGTCTATCGCAGCCGCTATCGGTGACAGCACCACCACCGTGAACGTCAAGAAAAACGGCACTACTGTGATGTCCAGTGTCATCACACTCACCAGTGCCGACGTAGCCCGGATTGTTCAGGTGGGAGCCATCAGCGGTGGCGGGGCCTTCGTGGCGGGTGATTGGTTCGAAGTGACAATCACCGCCACTATCGGTACAGGCACTCTACCTACAGGGGTATTCGTACAGTGTGAGATGGACATGGACGGAAGCTGAGTAATAAGAAAACCCCGCAGCGAGCGTCGTCGCTCGGGGCAATGCTCCAAAACTTTCAGGAATGTTCGTATGGTTCAAAAACTACTCGGGGCCTCGTGGCAAACAAAGATCCCTGCGGTAGCTGCCGCTGTCGCCCTACTGATCGGGCAGGTTGGTACTGTCATCGATAGTGACCCGAAGACCGCCCCGGACACCGCGTTAATCATCACGCAAGTGTTGATGCTGCTCGCGATTTTCCAAGCACGGGCCAACACAGTAACAAGCGAGCAGGTTAAGGAGGCTGCGAAGAGATGATCCCGACAAAGCAAGGCAGATATTCGGGGGCAGGTGGAGGCGGACAATGTTCCGCCGGAGGAGTCACTCCGTATTTTTGCAAACGTTGCGGCAGGACGGTGGGTCGCCGAAGTGTGCGTAAGACTGTTGACGTGTGCCAGAAGTGCCGCGTGAGAAAATAGGTTTCTGTTTCAATCCTCAGACTGAAGGCGATGACATGGACTGGGCAATCCTGATTAAAGTGTTCTTAGACCCGTTCTTGGCTCAATGCCTAAAACAGTTCTCCTCTGAAACCCCGCAAGAGTACGTGCGGGCACATTTCAATGCAACGACTGGCACGCTGGATCGCGAGATCGTTCTGGATGCAATGAACCAAACACGGAAGGCCATCAGGCGAGCCCGTCTGTCGAAGTCGCCTGAGGAACGTAAAACCTGTCCACGATATAGTCGTGAACAGGTTTACAAGATGACCGAAGACAGACTGCTGGATGCCATGAATGCGACCGACGAGCAGGTTGCCCTGGCCTTCTCAGCCGCTGCTCAACCGGGAGCGGACGAGTAATGCGAGCGAAATGCCTTGTTGGAATTACGATCGTCTGGGCAGTCGCTTACTGCGTTGAATCGCGGGCCGACGACGCGATCAAGCTGCCCATGACTCCTGTTCTGGTTGAACCAGACAGCACTCCAGTACCTTCATCGGAAGTGATCGGTGCGTTGCAAGCCGATCAGTGGTATGTGATAGAGTCGGGTACTGAACTCATCACGCTGACATCGCCAGAGGGCTATGTGGACATCGAAGCGTCAAGCGGGCCTATTCGCGTGCGTGGTCTGTTCGTCGATGGGGCCAACAAGATCGAAACGCGGACATACAGCTCACCGTTCGTTTATTTTGTGACGGCAAAAGCCTCCGGAAAAACTGAACTGATTTTGATTCCGCACGGCGTCACTTCTCAGGCTGACATTGTGCGTCAGGTGCTGACGGTGTCGGGCGTTGGTCCAAGGCCAGGGCCGGAACCGGAACCGAAGCCGATACCAACGGTCAAAAACGTCTCCATCGCGATCGTGGAAGATACTATGAACCGCTCGCCAGATATGGCAATCACCATGAACGGGCTCGTTGCATGGACGGAATTCGTGGACGCGGGAAACGACTGGCGAGCATATGACCTGACGACTGGCGAAGCACGCGGCAAGAAAGCAATCACGGATCTGAATGGACCTTCGCCCGGCCTCGTGATCTACGATAAGGCAACCGGCAAAATGATCCATCGCGGCAACATGCCAGCGACGATTGGCGAACTGAAAACACTAATCGGGGGGCTGACTGGTGGCTGAAGAAATCGAAGTGATCATTGACCAGACAGGCGAGGAGCGGCGGCTAGGCTCGCATATGAATCCAGAGGGATTTGTGTGTGCGTTCCCGACGTTCGAATCGGTTTTCGAGACGTGGAACGACGAGCAGATCAAGCGTGTGATCACAGATCAGAATCGTGTACCGGCACGCAAGGTGTTCGGGCCGGAATGGATTCAGAACCAGAAATCGCACGGTTCGTGTAACGGATTTGCTGAGTCTGGCGGATACAGCAAAGCACGATTCCGCCGAGGGATCACTGACAAAAAACTATTCTCCGGTGCGTTCGCGTACGGGCTCATGAATGGTGGTCGCGACAACGGCAGTGCTTTGCAGGACGGATTGGCGAACCTGCAAAAGTACGGCATCGCCGAAGAGGAATACGCCGCGTGGGACGACATCTATCCGAATCAATGGAAAGCCGGAGCGAGAGAGAACGCACTCAAGCATAAGGGGATTGTTTGCTATGCGGCAGGAACGATTCAGGGACTACGGACAGGGCTTGCAAA